GCCGAGAAACTATTGCCCTGAATTTTATCTGAGGCATTAGGCGAAACAGTAACCGCAACTGAACCATCGGATGTTGCGCCAGCTGGGCCCCCTGATGTGATTGCTGCACCACCATTTCGGATGATGAAGTAAGCACCAGCACTCGTAGCTGGTAGAGTTACAGTGATAGCATCAACAGTAACATTTTGAACGACACCACAACCTGTAAGGTCAAGTGTTTTGTTCTCAGTCACGTCTAGGGTCTGACGACCCTCGCTACCAACGTATTGAGTTGTTGAATTTGCCATTGTATTTTCCTTTCAGCGTAACCTAGATAGTTAAACCAGCGCTACTTTACGCCTTTACTTTGTTATCGAACTGGACGCCAGTGCCAGGAGCTGGATTGGATGTTTCTTTAACACCCTTAATCTCAGCTTCCAAAGCTGCCATCTCGGCCTTTTCTTTCTTCTTATCTTCGGCCTCAATCAGTACGTCTTTAAGTTCTTGAACTTTACGCATTTTTAGAAGCTCTTGACGGCTCGGTACATCACCAGTCCACTCCCAGGAGTGTTCCCATATTGGGGACATGAGGGCGTCAGCTTGAATACTGCCTTCCTCACCTGGTGCAGTTATGTACGTGGCATGAGTATCTTTGTGGGTATAAATCCCAGGCAGATGTTTCACGCTACCATCAGAATTACGCTCCGCTGATTTTAATTTTGGTAAGTTACTTGCGTCCATTTAGAACCTTTCTTATGCAGACAGATGGTAACGAATACCAGGGACCTTATTAGCTGGTCCGAAGACATCGTAGTATCGACGACCTTCTGCAACTGCACCATCAATACCTTGCACATCAGTTAAGACACGCACTGAATTGAACTTCATTGGGCGGATTAAAACCTCTTCCCAAATGAATAGGTACACTTCGTTAGTTGGTAGATAGGTGGAAGGTACTTTATGCAAAGTAACGCCATCAACCTCACCAATAACTCCTGAAGCCAAGTTTTGCTGAGTAGTTTGGACGGAACGCATGAACGTAGTGTCCTGTTTCAGCAAGCTGTATGTTGCCGGTGACATAAAGCAGTGGCGACCTGATTCAGGTACCTTTGCTTCAGTCATAGCATCGTTTTGAGCTAGGAATTTATTGTAAGCGTTAGATGAAGTTACTGATGCAGTAGCTCCCTGACTTTGTGCTAAAGCCAAAGCATGTGCAGTTGCCAAAGTGTAAATGTCAGTGTTTGGTACAGAGACTTCACGGATTTGGCGTTTCACAGCTTTGTTAGCTTCATTCACCATCATTTGGTCTTCCAAGTTTCCTCGGTCAACGCTGAAGGTAAATGATTTGTCCTGGCTCAGTGTAAATGTCTGAGTACCAGTTCCGAGCTCATTCAACACACCGAAGCGGTTGGTACCACTACGGACATAGTTGTTCTCGGATACGGTGTTAACCGTGTAGATGGTGACTGAGTTTTTGCCGTTAAAGTCGAGGCGAACCCCACCTTTGTTGACAATCCCGTCAGTCTTGGAGTCAAGTGCTAGCCGTTCATCAATTTGGTCGAGAACAGCACTAGCATAGTTTTGAGCTGCCATGTTAGTTTCCTTATTTGTTAGTCGTCAGAAGTCCAAAGTTCCATTAACGGGTCTTTGGGCTTGCTCGGTGGGGCATTGGATGAGGCAGCGTCAGTGTTAGCTAACATTTCCTCAGCGTTTTGCTGACCTTTGAGTTCACCTTTAGTCTGGCTAATGCCGTTGGCTCTGGCGAGTGTTTTGTAAAGCTTGTAGGGCGATACATTGGAACCAATAATCAAGCCTTTGCCAGTCGGTTGACCAGTTGCAGGGTCAAGTTCAGGTACATTAGGGTCACGTATAAGATTTGCCTCTAACAAATCAGCGGCTTCATCACGCAGTTCTTCATCGAATTGGTCGCTATCTGGATTAAAGATAGGAAATTCATTTAGGACCTGCATGGCTTCACTACTGAGCGTCAGTTGCGCATCTGCGACCTGGGTATTGTACTTATCCAAATTGATTTGCTGTTCAAGAGCTTCTTGTCGAGCCTCTAATCTGGTATATTCCTGACCCGTTTCAGGGTTGATTTGAGTTGTTAAATCTTCAGCTTTCGGTGCTTCGTAGACTTGTCCAGTCATTTGCTGGACTTCATCCTTGAGTCGATTGCGTTCCGCTACTAGATTATTCTTTTCAGAAACTAAGTTGCGGATTTCAGAGTTTAATTGACTTTTACGTTCCTCTGCTTTGCCTTGAGGTTTTTCCGTTTCTTCTGGTTCGGTAGCTTCGGCAGTATCGTCTGCTTTCGGAGCTTCCTTATCTTCCGTTTCTTTAACCTCTTTGGATTCCTCAGCTTTAGGTTCAGCTTTTGCTTCCTCTTTAGCTTTTGGTTCGGGCTTTTCAGCTTTCGCTTCAGCCTTTGCTGGTGACGATTCAGCTTTGGGGTCTGCCTCATCCCCATTGAACTGGTCGAGGGTAATCTCGCCGTCCGCTACGTCAGTGGCTTCGTCTGCCATGATGTCTCCTTTAATTTTACGTGGTTACGCCACGATTCGGGTGCCTGTGAG